TCAAATCGATACTTGTTGCCGTTGTCAGCAACAACGGTGACTGCATAAGTCCTTGCAATATCGGTCATTGCAGCCCAACCCTCTTGCGTTGCGTTGTGTTCTGCCTAAGCGTAGTCAAAGCTCGTTGCTCGCCTTGCTTAGCGCCTTGCGTTGCGGCCTCACGCATCCCAGCCTGGAATTGATCAGCAGTTACATAGTCAACAGAGTTGATGCGCTCCACGTTGTAGCGGACATCAATTGCACCCCCCAAAGCGACTGATCCATCTTCAGAGAAACCACTCTCCGACGCTCTTGATGCAGAACCTGTGGTTCCAGTTCCTTTGTATCTAGCCATAGCAGCTCTCATGTTGCCAGTAACAGATACACCAAGCTTTCCGTCAGATCCACGCTGCAAAGGCATGATTGCCTCAGGGCCAGCTTCACCCATCAATCCAAAGCGACCTGTCCCTCCATCTGAGTAGGGGAAGAATGTCGGCGAATTGACTATGCCGCCACGAGCAAACCTTGCGATGCCATTTTCAAAGTAAGAACCTTTTGCAGACTGCCTAATGCCAAAGTTAGGACCGAGCGTGCCGATACCTCCAACTTGACCGCCTCCAGCCCCAAGTTTTGTGGTGCTTGAATTAAACCCACCCGGCAATAATCCGACCACCTTATTCAAAATAAACATCGTGATCATCTTTTGAATAATCTGCGCTGCCATATCTAAGAAGAACTTGCCAACATTTTTGAAGAAACTAGAAAGCGCTTCTTGAGTAGTGGCGCTGCCTGTAATCACACTCATGAATGAGTCGGTGAATGCATCGCCGATTGCGTTGGCAGCATTTATTATCATGTTGGCTGGATTAACAAGCTCCTTCAGCTCTTTGTTGAGGCTTCTAATTCCTTGCTGCATTCTTTCAAAATCAGTCGGATTAAATGCCTGGCGTATTAAGCCAAGGTCTTCGTCTGTCGCTCCTTTGAACTGACTTTTAAAACTTTCTTGTGCAGCTTTGACGCGCTCTTCAGGAGTCAACAGTCCGATCTGGTCTTTTAACTGCATCCGAGCATCCGCAAGTTTACGAGCTTCTTGTGCTTGTTTCTCCGCTTCTGCAGTTATTTGCTTGTCAATTTCAAGATTGCCTTTTCTGAATTTCTCACTTGCCTGCAAAATTGCAACTAACTGCTTGTTTGGGGTCAGCTCTTCAGATGCCCTGACAGCTGCTTCTCTTTGAAGCATTAAAGCTTTTCGTCTTTCCTCAACAGTTGCTTTATTACGCCCAGCAATAATAGAAGACAGTCGAGCCTCCATTTGGAGGCTTGATATATCCTTAGGACCTTTACCCTTGCCGCCACCTTTACCTTTGTCTTCAGTGGTTGGATCGTCGTAACCTTCTTCACTCTTTAACCTAAATCTTGCCAAAAGCTCATCAGGAAGTGCAGCGCCCTGCCGAGCGTCATACAGCGCCACTTCCCTTCTTGCTCTCAATCGATCGATTGTGTCAACAAGTTTTTTGTCTTTTGCTCTTGAAAACTGTCCAGGCAGCCCAAAACCCTCACCCCTTATGTTGTATACCGTTTTCTTGTCTTCGTTTTGAAGCATTCTGTCTCTTGCTAAATCGTATTCTTTCGTTCCTCCAAGTTTTGCTATTTCTGCGTCCACCTGAGCCACGCCACCGCTAGATATCAATGCGTTTAATTGCGCTTGCGCTCTATTAGCCTTATTCAATTGAATAAGAAGAACTGTGACCCCGGCGGCCAGCGCAGTGTACGGATTCACTAAAGCCGTTGCATTGAGTCCAATTAGCGCTGCCCTTGCTGTGCCTGCTGCCTTAGACAGTTTCGCCATGGCTCCGGCAAGACCACCAACTGAAGACATAATTGCTGTGATTTTGCCAACAGTTACTGTGGCTAAAACAACAAGCGCAACTTCTAAAACTTTGCCAAGATTTTTCGCAATATTCAGAAAAAGTTGGGCTATCTTCGGCAAGACATCCGCCAAGGTTGGCGTTATATCCTCGATAAAGCGTCCAAATGCGTCTTGGAATTGCGCGCCTATGGGCACGAGTCCTTCGCCAACGGCAGCCTGTAAATCTTGAATCTGCACCTGAAGTCTTGCTCCGGCGTCAGCATTTGAATCTGAAATTTTCTTAGCTGTACCTCCATAAGTACTACCAAGTTCAACAATAAAATTCATCAGCTCATCAAGGCCAACTGTTCCCGCCTTGAGATTTTTTTGCAACTCAGGCAACGTCATTTTGTTTGCCTTGGCAAACATTGTGACTGCTCCAGGCAAGCGTTCGCCGAGCTGCCCGGAAAGTTCTTCAGCGCTTACCTTGCCCTTCGAGAAGACCTGCACCATGGCAGTAATAGCGCCTTTTACATCCTCGCTAGAGCCGCCGGTTGCCTTAATAGCTGCGGTGACATTTTTAAAAGTGAGAGTTGCATCGGTCAGCGGACCACCTGCCCCTTTGACAGCAGCAGCCAACCTTGTGATTCCTGCGATTGACTGGGCTTGAGGAATGTTTAACTCTTCAGTCGCCTGACGAGCAGCCGCAGTCGCAAAGTTAAATTCACTTTGGCTGCTAGTGACTCCCTGTAAAGCAATTTTTAGCTTCTCGATTTTAGCTGAATACTCTCCAGCCCCAGCCATTAATTCACGCAATCCCTTCAGTTGGGCGCCAATAGCTGCACCAGTAAAAGCACCTTGAACTCCTCCAAGCGCTGCGCCACCAAGAGCGCCTAACGCGCCCTCTGGGCCACCAAAGATACCGCCAGAGATGACAGCCCCAGCAACCTGAGTTGCACCTCTCGCGCCAAGCCCACCTCTTTTCTTTTGACCCTGAGCTTTTTGCAGCTTTTGAGTATATTTTTCTATATCACCAGTCAGCTCCTTGAACTCTTTGCTGTTTAAATCCGCTTCTCTTCTTAATCCACGCAAAGCACCAATCTGACCTTCAATGGTGCTAATGCTGTTATTGCCTTTCTGCCCTAACTGAGTTACCTGTTGCCTAAGTTTTTGAATTGTTTGACTGGTGGGGCCTGATATTACTTGCAGCCGTTTTATTGAGCCGCCAATCTTATCAATTACCGCCTGAGCGCCTGTGTCCTTAAAGTCAACCTTGATGGAAAGAGTGCTAATTGCCTTTGCCATCAGAGCGCTTCCTCAGTTCGTTAAGAGCTGCTGCCTCCAAAATTTGAAGGCGTTCCAGCGTGTCACGACGATCTTCCACATTGTAGAGGTCAAACAAGCCCCCGGAACACAGCAAAACCTCATATCTCAACCCAACAAAGCCACCCATCGTCACCTGCCATTGCGTCTGCATACGCAGGAACATCATCACTGCGTCCCAGTTCTCTTCCCAAACCTCAAAGTCATTTGACTCTTTCGGTTTTGGTTTTGGCAACTGCAAACCAAAAGCCGCTGCATCTTCCCCTGTCTTATCCTCGACAGGGGCGTCACCTGAAGCCCAGTAAGCAGCGGCTGCTTTTAGTTTCCCGCTTCTGCCTCTGCGTAAGTCGCCGCGTAAGTGTTTAAAACAGCTTTGATCCAATCAGCATCATCAGCTTGCTCTTGAAGCACTTCGTCGCTAAACGGCACTTCTTCTCCATCCTCGTCGACGATTCCCTCCCATCCAACAAGAACTTTTCTGATCAAACCAATATTGTCATCATCCTTGCTGTCCTCAAGCTTCGACATCTTTTCTCTCTTGAAGATGGCTATAAACTCAGACGTTTCAAACTCTCCTGGCTTGCTATCACTAGGCTCTTGGACTTTTACGGGCCACTTGAAGGTTTTAACCTTTTTACGAACAAAAGCCATTAGATAAGGGCATAAGCTGGCTCAGCTTACACAAAAAAAGGGAGCCCGCAAAGGCTCCCGCATCCCCCTTGTTCGACCTGGCTAACCCTTAGGTGTAAACCAGATCAAACTCAGCGTTGGCTGCAGAATCAGGCACGCAGGTATAGGGGATCTCCAACATCGCAATGCCATCGGCATCGCCATAGGAAACATCCCCAATATCCACCTTGCTTGAAGTGAACTGGACCTTATTGCCAGCAACAGTGCCGTGAGTGAAGGTCAAGTTGCCAAGAGCTGCATCGTCATCGACTGCAGACGCGAAGTAATCCTTCGTGCCAAGCAGCACTGCCTCAATACTTACTGACCCACTAGCGGCGCGATCAGTAATCAGAACCTCTTTGGTTCCTCCGACAAGCTCCCTGTAAACAGTCGAGTTGCCCAGATCAAAGGAGAAGCTTTGAAGCGCTCCAGAGTACGAAAGCAGTTGGAAGCCGGTCACATTGCCATTCTTGAAGACCAATGGATCATCTTGGTTGGCATAAGTAGGTGTAAGCAGAGCACTGTCGTCAGGGGCGTTGTAAATACCCGTAAACGAGAAATCAAGCGTTGGAATCGAGCCGACCTCTGCACTGATCGAGACTGTGCCTCTGCAACCAGTCGCCTTATGCCGGATACCATCAATCATGTAGTAGATGGTCACTGATGAAAACGAGGAACTTACTGGCTCGTAAGTAACACTGGTGTCTGCGGAAACAGTTTCAGAAAGGCCGCAAGCCTTAAGAGCCTTGCCGTACTGGGGAGCAGTGCCTGCAGTTCCAGAGCCTGCCATCTCAACACTAAAAGTGCATTCAACCTTTGTATTGGCCAAAAGCTGTTGAGATGCGCCCAAGTAAGGACGAATCAAGTCGCGGCTGACAACATCACTGCTCTGAGGAGTGATTGTCAGATCCCTTACTAGAACGGCGTCGGCCCCGTCCGGGGTTGGATCCGTTCCGTAGCTCGACTCCGTCTCGATGACGATCAGTCGTTTGCGGAGTAGCAGTGCCATCAGATTGTTCCTGTGACGGTTGTGGTGGTTGCGTCCGCTGAATCAGGGTGCGTACGCCAGTTTCAGGATCAAGGAGATAAGTTCCGCCTTGCCCTGTGTGTTCATCCAACATGGTAAGTGCAGAGGGTGGTTAGGTTCAGCGTAGCCCTGACTGTTTACTGAGTTAAATCATCAACCTGCGTGCGGTAGCGAATGTCGTACTCGCAGAAGATCACGCCTGCTGGCTCATCTGCCTCAAGCAACTGAAAACTTGTTGTTGCTGGCTCCACGTCAATCGAATGCCCGCCCAACGTGAGATCGGACATGATTTTGGAGTGCAAGCTCTCAATTGTGTCGTCAGCAGCCTGGTCAGGCACTGTTGCTCTTTCTATGACGACGATGCGAACCCTAAAGGTCCAGTCGAGAGTTGGCAGGCTGGTGTTTTGCTCTGGCGTGTCGCTTACTGGCTCGATGACAATCGCAGGAGACTCGGCCCGGCTTAAGGGTTCAACTCGACTCCTATAAATCCTTGTGCCTACGCCAGAGGTCCCAGAAAGAGCAGTAGCAATCGCAGAAAGGATGCTTTCACGCTTGGTGGTCATATCTAATCCTTCATCAGCATTACGCGCATAATTTTACCGTCGTCCAAAAGCATTGGCTCCCTGACGGTGTAATCAACGCTGTCAACAGTCATCGTGTCGCCTCTAGAAGCAGAGGAAAAGTCAGACGTTTTGACTACAACTGCGTAATC